CCACAACCAACGAGGGACTTAGAAATCCCACTTTATGAAACACAAAATAGCAAAAACATAAAGTGGAAAACCCATTTCCCAAGCTGGTGCACATTTCACCGGACATCCTTGTCGCCTCTATCTGCGCCTTAAAGAACTTTGAAACAAGATTATTTGTGCCGAGTAAATACTCGTCAACCATCTTCATGAATTCATCATGGTCTGGAAGAAACTGAGTCATGTGGTGGTAGAGTTTTCTTTCGCACTGGGCCATAATCTCCTTGATGAATAACGACTCGTAAGACGTAAAATCACCAGAGAGATATGTCGCGCCTTCTCTACGTAACATCTCCTCCATATACTTCCCCCTTTCATGCACAGGTATGTGCTTGATGAATTCTGGCATCTTGTAGACCTCGTTTTCGATCAACTTGAAAAATCGACCAAGACGGACTTTCATAGGATCTGCTCTAGCATTAATTGCTCTAGCTTGCTTAAAAGCTATGTATCCTTCATCTTTCATAAAAGTCTTAACGACGGCCTCCCGCATGGTCGCGGGTCCATATGAAACCTGCTTAGTGTAGACGTCTGTGAGCTCCCCACGTCTCCACTCTGGATAGTTTGTGTTCTTCACCCAGGAATGAAATGAAGTATCCGACTCAGGGACCAGCGGAGTCAAGCGCGGAAGGATGGTCTCCTCGACAAATTTCCCTAATTCATCGAGTATTCCCTTCTCTGCTTGGCTCGGTTGAAACGCGAATCTCTTGAGTACCCCCCCGACCAATGTCATACCATCACCTAAATCCGGATGAGGTAAAGCTGCTGCATGCAAGTGTGGACCCATGGAAACCGCAACGGGACTCTTCCGTTCAACGGAATTTTGCGGATTCTTCAAATCTATACGAAATGAGGGTTTCACTTCACTCCATGCTGGCAACTCAACTTCACCAAGCCGGTAACCGTACATCATTGTGCGTGCGTCGGAGAGGTTCGGGGAAAAGGTACTTTCTCGAGGTGGCTGTGCATCGAACGGACTAATGC